TTCCCACCCCGTAGGGTTATTAAGTTCAGCCGCGCGTCCCGGATCTTCTTTGTGTATCTCTTGTAGTTTTTCTGTTACCTTCGTCAAATCAAAGTCAGGGTACGCCGCGGTTAAAATGTCATTGGCCTGTGTGATCGCTTTCTCTCTTAGAGACTCATCTCTAAACGTTTCTAGATCTTCAAGCTTTTTTTTTGTCTCTTCATCCAACACGGGAGTCAAGACATTTTTTTTATCCTCTGGTGTATCGGGAGGATCTTTAGGTGGGGTTTTTGTATCCTCATCCTTAGGTGCAGGGGCAGGGTCATCTTCTATAACAAAATCAACCCCCTCATCACTACCGCCACCCGATCCATCTTCTACCACATAAAAAAACATCATTGACCATAGCCACGTCCAAAAAGTAAAAAGTTTCATTACTCTGCACCTTCCACTTTTGGCGGTGTTTTGACATTATCTTTAGCCGTTGTCACACCGTCGATCTTCTCACCTTGCACGGCAAGCGTCTCTTCTATCTGACCTATCTTAGATCCCTGCTCACCCACTTGCGCTTCGAGTGCAGCATTTTTAGCTTTTAACGCTGCGATCTCTTTATCTTTAGGGTCAACTGGTTCAATGCTCTCTTTGCTTTTTTTCATATCAAGCACAAAACGGCCGTTCTCTATCTTCACCTTGTCACCGACACTCACCCCTGGAAATGGCGGGATCTTCTCTTTTTTGTCTGTCTCATACATGCCTGATGCAAGCTTTTTCCTGATCACACCAAGATCTCTATTTCTCTCCAAAGGCTTTTTAGCTTTTGCTGCCATGTGTTACTCCTTACATTTTTTTATAAACACTTAAATATACCTATAGCCTGTTATTTTTTTGTCAAGCGTTAAAACGCAGTGCAAAAAAGAACTAAATTGTTTTTTGTCATCATATCCCTGGACTCACCCCCATGTTTTGAGGTAGAGGGCTTGCCTCATCCAATGGAGCAGGGGCATTAAAAAGATCTTTGCCTATCTCCATCTCATCAGGTATCTTTGCACGTACCGCACGGTCTGTGATCTCCTGTATATACTCATGATTCACATCTTGATGCTGGCCGAGTACTTGAAGTACCTGCATGTAGACATTGAAGAGTTGATCTCTCTTCATATCTGAGCCAAACTTCACCTTTACCACGTAGTCAAAATCTTCTTTTTCAGGGTGGTCACGCCCGATCACAGGCTCATTTACCCCAAGCTTCATGAGCGTCTCATCATCCACATAACGGTAGATCTTTTTCACAAAGCTCTTAGCCATGTGGGAGAAGAGTGTTTTATTTGCCGTCATAATCTGCTCTTCTATCCTGGTAGACCCTTGAGAGCTAAGCATAGCGATAGCCCCCGTAGCTCTCCTGTCACTTGAAGAAGTAGCAGCTTTGTAAAGCCCATTGACTGAAGAGGTAGTCTCTATGTCATCTTTCTGCATAGCTATATCATCATGAAGCCCCATCGTAGTTGGTGCACGTCTCTCTTTGATTTGAGATGGATCACCACAAGGGATCTTTGAGCCTGGACCGCGTTTAAGATCTGAAGCCTTCACCTTAGCACCTGTACCTACGTAAGTAGAAGGATTGATCTGCTCTTCTATGATGTCAGAGTGTTGATTACGTCTCTTATTGATCGCCTTAACATGCTCCTTGATGAAGTCTATCTCACTCTCACCATACGCCATGATCTCCTTTTCTCTTACCGCATCATCCACGCTTGAGAGCTTTTCACGCATAAAGCCCCATTTAAAAGGGCACTCTTGAAACTTTACAACACGCAAAAGCAAATTTGCATCAGGGTAGTAGGTCTTGCAAAGCCACCCGTTATCAGTACGGATAAAGATCTCTTTGAGTTCATAACGCTTAAAAGGTTGAAAAGTGGTTTTATCAAACGCTTGAGAAAAAAACGCTTTATGATCTTTAAGCTTATTGTAGAACTTCTCTTTTCTCTTTTTGCCTTTGTCATTCTCTATAATGTGACGGATATCTTTACCGGTCTTTTTATACCGGTAAGCCATAAACTGCACATCATTACTGTTACGAGCACCAGGATCAAAAGCCACATCTTTAGGGTTACACTCCTCAAGTATATATTTCTTTTTCTTCTCATCCCAGTAGTCAAACACCACACCCACAGGGAAGACAAGCATACGCAGCATCGCTTTATTGAGTTCCACATACGGATCAGCTTTATCCCAGTAGTACGCCGCCGCGATACGCAACTGCCTAGCAGCTTCATTATCTTCATCACCTTGCTTTTCGATGCTAAGAGGAAGATCCTCTATCTGAAAGCTGCTAGAAAAGATACTCCTTTTTATCAACACTGTATCACGTGCGATAGGGGATTGTTCAGCAGACCTATTCATCTTCTCAGCTTTTTCAAGAAACTCGGTATCTATCACATTTCTATAGATACGCTCAAGTTCAGGCCAGTTCTCAGAGGCAACCCCCAGTGCATCAAACGCTTGCTGTATCAGCGGGTAGTCAAGATCATGCGGATCAATTTGCATCAGTGCTCCTTTTACATTGATTGTAAAATGTATCAGTTAGTTTTTTGTCTACAGTTAGTTCCACAATCCTCCCTCATCCTCTCCCTCATCCTCTTCATCGTCATACGCATACGCGTTAAACTTCTCCTGGTATGCCAAAGCATCGATCTCATCATCCTCATCACTGTCACTCTCAGGATCAAAGCTCTCAAGCTGTGCTTCAAGTGCGGCGGTGTTGGGGTCAGAGTGGTTAAGCCACATCACGCCTTGCACAAAACTAGGCTGCATATTTGCTATACGTGTATTCTTTGGTATCCCGCCATGAGACAAGGCAGAAACAGGGATTCGGATATCCTCTTCAAGCTGTAGCACTTCTATGGAGGAGTGAAAATCATTTTGCATCCCGCCTTTTTCTATACCAAAAAACAAAGGGGTGAAAGTAAGGTAAGTTTCTATGGCATACACGCCTTTTTCAAACGGGTCCCAGTAACCGCTTTTTATCTCAAGCACGTAACGCCGTCCTTCAAAGTAGGCACAGGTTACGATCGCAGATCTATCACCCGTATCACTTCCGCTTGCCACATCCATTGTGGTGTAAATCATACACTTACGTAGATCCAACTTTGACCCGTCAAAAAAAACAATGTAACGGGGTTTTTTAATAACGATAGAGATCTCTTTTTGAGCATTGGAGATCTTCCGCACTTCACGGTACTCTTCAAACTCTATATGAGAAAAGTAGTTAAAGTAGGCAGATTTAAAGAGCACCTTTTCATCTGCTACAGGTTTATTCATATACTCACGGGAGAAGTTACTAAGCTTACCGCGCCTAGCGTATGAGTCTCTCACCCTTAAGATATCTTCAACACTAAACCTTGAAGGCCACGAACTTTTACCATCCCTCAAGATAGGCACATTCATAGTAGCCCACATAGGATCATTCAAACATCTGTTAAGCAAAGAGTCTTTATGCAAGATCGTACCTAAGAAGATCACACGCCCGCGTTTAGGGTGAAGCCCAGGGAGAAGGTCATCATCAAACCAACTGGCCAATTTCTCACGACTCTTTTTATTCCCTATAGGGTACTTACCGCTCTTAGATTCAAGGTCATCTATCACGATGAGCGTAGGCCGCATAAAATCAGCCGTTTGTCCCCTTGGATCTTCACCCGCACCTATAGCGATGACCACACACTTATGCTCACCGTCTATGATCACTTCAAAATGATCATCAGCCCACATACTACCTTTTGAAACAGCAAACCCTCGAAGCATCATAGCCTCAAAGATCTTCTTTATATCTTTGGTAAAAAACTTAGCTTTGTCATGATCCTTACTCACGATCTGCACAAACGGCTCATGATTAAAAAAGATCTCAGTAGCCACATAGCTCTTGTTTAAAATGGTAGATTTGGAAGCACCACGAAACAAAGCAAAAGCCGTAAACCGGTAACGCTCCTCTATGAGATGAAGTCCCGCTATATGAAACTTGGGTGTTTTGGTTTTACCTTCAAAAACCTGTGGCGCTACATTCTTAATGATCTTAAGGCGTGTAGTAGGTTGAATGGCACTCATTAATCATCGACCTCTATATCGATCACTTCCTTCTCAACAGCTGCTAACACATCGGTACTCTTAGCAAGTTTGGTAGCTGCTAACATCGCTTGTCTATCAAGTAGTTTATCTTCTCTAAGTGTTGTTACTTCTAGGATCTTCAACACCACTTTAGTATTATCCAAAGAGAGGTTTCCATGTGTATTTATCTGCGTGACGTAATGTTGCATCTGTTTAGCAAGTACAGCATACGCATCATCTTTAAGTGCTTCATTGGCTTCAAAGTCATTCAGTATTTTTTCAGTATTGGATGCAAGAGAAGATTTAGCGATGATATCTTTAGCCTTACCATCTTTGGTAGTTGCAGCAGTGACTATCTGTTTTGCTTTTTCTTCCCAGTCAAACTTTTTAGCCCACCGTCCGATCGCAGAACGTGAAGCTTGAAAACCTTCCTTTTTCAAGATCTCTTCAAGCTTACTGTACGACAAGGGTTTAAAGTCATTCTCATAGGTGATACTGTCAAGATATAACACTTCAGCCCGTCTTTGAGCCGGTGTCAATTCTATACTATTACTCATAGTATAGAGTTTAGTTAAAAGGAGTTAGTTTTTTGTAGGTAGTAAAAAAGTGGGGTGCAAGCGTTAAAGAACGCTTACGGCTGCTCGTTTTTGTTTCTCTTCCACACCTACATAACGCAGCGTTGTAGCTTGTGAAATATGGCCTATATGTTCCTGGATCACCTTAATGGAGATACCCTCATAGTGCATGTCAGTAATGTGACCAGCTCTAAAAGAGTGCGTGCTGTATTGAGCACCTAGCATCTCATGCAAGATCTCATTGAGTATATAGGTAAATGATGTAGGGTTACGTTTATCATAACGCCCGCCACGTCCTCGAAAGAGTACCGCACGCATATCACTCATATCTACAAAATTGCTAAAGAGATTAAAAATGCGTATCGCGATATTCTTATCAAAGTAAACTTCACGCGGCTTTTTTGTTTTGGTCTTATTGGTTAAGTGCATGGTATGCTCATGATACATATCAAAAAGATCCTGTACCCTAAGATGTATCAATTCACTCACACGAAAACCACCATAACGAAGTAAGATAAATGCGCCTAAAGCGATCATCTTTTTATCATAGTCATACGAGGATGTTTCCAAACGTACATAAAGCGTATTAAAAATATCTTTTGAAATAGGTTTCCTCACTTTGGTAGTACCTTTAGGTCTACCCTGTTTTTTAGCATTATACTTCATATTTGCCTCCTTTCATTATATATACTATGATAATATATTAATATTTATCTTAAATTCTCATAAATCAAACGTTTAAAAATGATTTAAAGTATTTTTGTTATAGTTTTAAATATATGGGGATAGACGAATAAAGTATTACATAAGTTGTTATTTTAAAAGGATACACGTGGCCAAGAAAGCCAACCCATTTACAGAAAACATTATCAAGGCATTGATGAGCACAGGCTACTCTTTCAACACAGCCAAGATGATCGCATACGGACAGCAGAAGATGGACGTTTTATCAAGAGCGATAAAAATGAGTCATGCTCCGTACTATATATCTATCGATATATGGGATCAACTCTATAAAAAAAACTAGCTCACAATCTTAGAGATCGTATCACTGGCACTCTTAGATCCTTGCAAGTAATTTAAAGTAAGATACTGATCGATCGTTTTAGCACTCATGTGACCAAGTGCACCACTCATATTTACAGCAGCATTACCATGTTCAGCCATCGCACTCACGATCACATTACGTGAATAGTGCAGCGTATAGTATGGCAGTTTCTTTTTGATCTTTGCAGTGGTTTTTTCTATATTGCCTATGTGACTGCCTGGTGACACAGGTGAAGGAAAAACCCATACAGAGCTTTTATCATAGATCTCTTCAAGTGCTTCTTTGATATCCCCGGACAAATACATCTTTTGGATCTCACCGTTCTTAGTCTCTTCCAACACCACATAATCATGATCAAATGATATATCGCTCCAACGCCGGCTTAGGATCTCACTCTTTCGCCTACCCATTAAAGCAAAAAGATAAATGGCACGATAGTAAGGATCATCTGCAAACAGGTCCATGATCACAGCATAGATCTCTTTGAGTCTCTTTGAAGCATCCACCACGATCTTTTTAGATTTTGGGATCTTCACATTGACACCATCACAAGGAGAGTAGGGCACGATCCTGTTTTTTATAGCATCCTTATAAAGTGGACGGAGGATCTCAAGGGTAGTATTACAAGTACGTGGACTAAGCCCTTTTTTCTTTTGATTACTGATACACTGCTCTATATGATCAGGCAGCAGCTTATCAAGTTTTTTAGATCCTATATCTTTTTCTATATAGTTGCTAAAGTGCTTCTTCTTTGTTTGAGTCCAGGAAGTATCAGGCAAACGATCAGAGAACTTTTTCCAATACGCTTTTAAAGTAGGCACACCACCTCTACTCTCAGACTCAAGCCCCTCAATCACCTTATCAAGCTCACGCCTGGCATTACGCTCACGATCCCGCTTATTCCACCCTTTATGAGAGTAGTCTAGTGTTTTACGTTTTAACTTATTATTACGCTTGACAGATATCAAAAAATGATTATAAGACTTATCAGCCTTTAAACCTGCACCCACCTTCTCAGTAAATATTTTAAAATCTATAGCCATTGGGTGATACTCCTGGGTGATACTTTTCAAAGCATCAATATACCAACAATAAGCATCAAGATACTTTAAAGCACCACCAAAACACCCCAATATACGCTATAATACTCCAAAATACATTTACGACTTTTTGGCTCATAACCGAGTGGTCCGGGGTTCGAGTCCCCGCGGACCCACCACTTTTTAACTCCTCCTAAAATACAAGACTTAAGCTATACTGTCAGTTGAATTGTCAGTAAACAAACTCATACTTCGAGTTATTTTTAAATGTTTACCCCTCAGATGACATACATGATTACTGACTAAATTATTATTTTGTACCAGTAAGTTTTGCGTATGGTATATTTGTAAGTTTCACTGTATATATGCCTCTATCAT